CATTTCACTAGGTGTTGTGGCAGGACTATATAATGAACTTGATTTGTTAGGATCAACATCAGTTATTTTACTTTTATCCCATATTCCACCTACTGTTACTGTAGTTTTTGTTGTCTCCGGATATAATGTCTGTCGCATTGGCCAGCTATATATGTTGATCAGTTTAAGCTCTTTGCCTGTTCCTGTAACAAGATATGTTTTTGTGCGTGAATCTGAATGCCATCCATCGCCAACAAATTTAATAAGCATTTGGTCTGCTAGATCAAATGTATTGTTGTTATCTATAATTGTATAAGATAATTGATCAGTTAACATTTCTACTGGATTAACTACACTTGTAAATCCTGCATTATTATTGTTCCTAGTATAAATTGCATCTGTTGTTCCGCTTGGTTGCCAAACTTTAACATTGTCATCCCATTGATAAGTTTTTGTGCTTACTCCATCATTAAGTGCAAAGTAATCACCATGTGATGGGTTTGCAGGATATGATGAGCCCGATGTTACTGTCCCTACAGTTGCAGCATCAAGTGTTCTAATACTTTCGTATGTAGGCATTTGATCAACCCACGCATAATTTTGATAGTCTACAAACTTGTGTATGTTAATAGGAGGTCTGTAACTATATGATTTTGTTGCGTATGCTGTATTATAATTGTATTCGCTAAAGTTTATGTTAATTGCATTTGCAATGTCGTCCATTGTAATTGCGTCTACTAATTTGTTATCAGTATTTGTAATTACAATTGCAGGATCTAATTTTCCATTTTCTAAATAAACATCGCCTTGAGATCTATTGTTTCCAGATTTATCACCAATGTAGCCTTCTACATTCTTTAGGCGACCCTTTGAAATCATTTGGTCTAATGTGCTGTCAAGCCATTTTTTATTTACATCAGTATTAAAGACCTGAGGTAATAAATTTGCCGATTTTATATTTGGAGTTTTATAACTTCCTGATTTTTTCTTAGACATTAAATCTTATCCTATTTCATTTTGCAACAGCGTTAACGTTACTAACGATATTAATATCGTCTATACTTACATCTGGTATAAACATCTCATCTATGTTTGGTGTAATTTCAAATAACTCTCCAAACACACTTGATGCACCATGTGGTATAATAGTAAAACTACTAATTAACATAGATAGTTCTTTATGAACATATGCTGCCAATTCTGTAAAGTAAAATGTTTCACCAAATTCCCAATTGCCTACATCGAAGAATTCATTAATTGCTTTTACTACGTTTGCTCTAATTTCACTGTCAACTATATTGCTGCCTTTTACTTTAACTACGTTAAATGTTGCACGTAGAGATGAATGAGCAGTTGGTCCAAATAATGTTTTATATTTTACTGGCTTATATAAAATAGTATCACTAATTATTTTTTGTTTTTCTATGCCTGTAAAGTTAGTGGCTAACGAATCACTGGATGGCGCAATTGGTTCTTCGCCTACATTTGTCATTAACCAATTTCTATAATCTGTATCATATGTTTTATCTAACACATATACATCGATAATGTTTGTGTAGCTTGGATCAACAATTTCTCTATCTGCTGCAACATGGCGCCATTCAAATCTTAAATTACTTTTATCAGCTCGCTCTATGCCATCAACGATAGCTGTTGAATCTCCAACAATGTCAGTAAACACTAATGGATTATCTGGTCTGTTGTCAAAATTATCATCAACCAATGATAAGAAGATGTGGGAAGCATCAATAACTCCATTAGAGTCTTGTTCTATACCACTTACATGCATCTTACCGCTAGTCGTTAATACTCCATCTACTACACTAGTAAATTCAACTGTATCTCTTGCTTTTTTCTTTGTTAATGAATCTAATCCACTGTTCATGCTAACATTTGTAAATGCAACATCGTTGCTTTCTAAAACGTATTGTGTTGTTCTTGTATATATGTTATACTTTCCTCCAGTGAAGTTAAAGTAAATAAGCCATGTATCTTTATCATATGAACCAGGTGTTACATTATAAGATCCAGGGTTGCTGTCTAGTTCCCAACTTTGATTTTGATAATCAAACGAAAGAGCAAATGTTCTTTTTGCTTCTAAATATGTTGTAATAATATTTGATTCTTTTGTTTTAAATAAACGTGGGAACGATGGGATAATAGTATCAACAGTCCAACCAGTTGGAATATTTGCATCTAATGTAATTGCACCAAGTCCGTTTGATCTTAATCCACTTGCTTCACCAAGCTGAACTCCAGTCTTGTCTATACCAAGTCCGTAAGCAAATACATTTAATACTTTTGCCCATTTATGACTTCCATTACTTGGGTGTGTAAACTTAACCATTGCTCCTACTCTGAACTGATTCAAATAGTTTGTGCTTGTTGCAGTTTTGCCTACTCGTTGAACTACTGAATTTGCATTTTGTAATTTGCCTGTGTTCGCTGTATATAAATTAGTTCCTGGTGCATCCCAATAAAATGTTTCTGCATTAAATGTATTTTTTAAATTATCAAATGCGGTTGTGTATTTTGTATAGTAAAGGTTAATTAAATCAAAGTCTGATAGTTGTGGCTTTACGTATTTTTCAAAGATGTAATCTTTATTTTGTCCTACACTTGTGGTTTTACTTTTAACTGTATCTGTTTCATACAAACGACCATCGGTTCCGTGTAACAATAAGTTACTGTATTCTCCTGTTGGATCTGTAAAGTCAACATATCTACTATGTCCACTAAATGTTCTGTTAAGGCTTTTAACTTTTACAACACTTGATGTTTGATATCCAATTATTGTATTATAATCGTCTGCTGTGACTAATCTGTTCTGGCTTGCATATGCCATTGGAGCATTTTGTTTAATACTATCTAATGACTCAGCACTGCTTCCGTTTGTAATGCTTGTTTTTAATTGCAACGTAAATGTTGCAGTATAAGAATTACCATCAATGCCTTTATATTGAACTGTAATTTTTTTGTTTGATAAATCGTCTGGTCTAACTACATAAGACTCGTTTTTACTTACACGATACCAAACACGTATAATTCCCTTTGGTGCATTACCAAATGTTTGGTCTGCAAAGTTAATTGATATTTGGTTGTCTTTGCGTGTCTTAACTGAGTATATATCTCTAGTTGTAGCCACTACTCCATTGTATGATGTATTTGCATACGCATCCACATTTTTTACATTGGTCCAATCTTTAACAACATTACCTGCTGATGTAATTGTTTGCACCCATACGTCACTATTATTAATGTGATCTACATTAATATCAATAGTCTGATTATCAATTGCTTCTGTAATTTGAATATCTTGGAATGCTAGTGTTCCTTCTTTTACTCCAAAGAAGAAACCTGTATCTTTGTTTGATAAACCTAACCCACTATTTTTATAATATAATCCAAATGCATTACTAGGATTAGGAGATTTTTCGTATACAATGCCGTCTGCATAATCTACACTCACAATATTAAATGTGGATGATCTACCATTTGCAATACCTGTTACGTCAAACTTGATTTGATTTGCGTCGTTGTTTAATTCATAAAACTGTTGTGCGATATTATTTACTGATGTTTGTTTTTTAGGACTACCATATTGATTACCAAATTGTAATACACTATTCATTACCGCAATGAAATCATCCAAGTTGTTTACATTACTTGTTGATTCAAATTTAATATCTTGCCCGCCTAAACTGGTTCCTGCACTGCCAATTACAGACTCGTTTGTTTTTACACTAATTACTTTCATCTCACCAAATGCTGGCACATTACGTCTTGGTGTGTAGCCAATAAATTCTGCTAGTTTATAAACACTATCTTGTCTTTCTGCTGTGCTTAAAAAGTTATTACGTGAGTTTAGGTCAACTCTAAATGCTAAGTTGTGTCCCATTTGTGCTACTACGTCAAGTAGTGCAACAAACTCTGAACTTTCAATCCAGTCATTATAGTTTTCTGGATATGTGCTTCTTACATACTCGACCATCGCTGTGCGAATAGTATCATAATCATATGCTTGTAAATTAGCATTGATATATGATTCATATACTGCTACATAGTCTTCAGCTGCAAAAAGTTTTGATTGTCTAATATTTTGTGCCATAATTAAAACTCTGCCTGTTCTGTGAAATCACTGTCAAATTGAATCTGCAATTCTGTTGCAGTTGTTGTGGGTAGATATAATAATTTGACTGTTACTGTAACTGAATGAGCGTCTTGATCAATAACAATACTTTGCTTATCTAATTCAAAACGTGGATCATATGATACAATATTATATACTTCTTCGTTTATTGCATCTGTTGTAAACTCATCTAGTGGTTGGAACACATATTCAAGTAGGTTGCTACCAAAATCTGGGTCTGTCCATTTCTCGCCTTTGCGAATATGGAAATGATTTACTAAGTCGCGTTTAGCAAGTTCAAGACCATCTAGTCTTAGACTTCCATTTTGCTGATTTATTGTTGTGTAGCCTACTATACTGTTCATACTAGTATTTATCTAATTCATTATCGGCTAATATAATGATTATATAATTACCTATTTAATTTAGAGGATAGTATCCGTTGTCTAGATTCTGCTATATTTGGCAAAAACCTTTTTGTTTCAGCATAGTATACATATTCCGCTTGAGATCTGCTTTTATCATCTAGCATTCTTGCTGGATATTTATTTGCTATGTCTTGTATACCTTGTCTTTTAATTAATGATCTATCTTTGACTATTCCATAGTCTGCAAGCATAATAACTTTTGCTTCCAACTGTCGTTGAATTCTATTAACTCCACTGCTGGTCATAGCAGTTGCTACATATTCCCATTCTCTATTTTTTACGTAATCGTATAATTGAAATGTTCTTTGTTCTGATCCAACTCTAGTCCAGTCACCTGTAAAGTAATACATGCTTACCATACCATCATACTGACTTTGACTAATTGAATCTAACACAAATATTTCTTTGAATCTTCTCTCAGCGTCTTTGAAATGTTTAATCCATTTTTCAAATGCATCTGCTTCAGTTAATCCTACACTGCTGACACCATCTGTTAGATTATATCCTATTTTTACAATGTTGTCAACATCTTTGTATGCAAATCCACTCCAGCCAATATTTCTTAACATTAAGTTAATCATTGCTGGACTAGTTTCTAGATTTCTAATAGGAACTATTGTTTTAGCTAATGTATTATCAGCAACTGGAAATAGATCAAAAGGTAGTAAATCTTCCTTTGTTATTATATTAGGTAAAGTATATGTTGCCATTAGCCTGAATTTCCTTTACCCGTTTCCATTTTTTCTCGTATAGATACACCTTTCCATGGGTGATGCTCAGGAACTCTGCTACTAATACTTTCCGTTACATTTGTGTTTACTGTCTGTGCCTGAACTGCTGCCTTACTTGTTTCACCAGGTTGTGGTCCGTTAATCTCTACAAGGTCTGCTTTTAAAATATAACTCGGGCCTGCAGTTATATTAATATTCCCATCGGCGTTATTGTTAATATCAAGATTACTATGCACATCAATTGATCCAGAACTGCTTTCTAATTTAAGGCCTTCTGATCCTGTGCTTTTAATATTAACTCCTTGATCTGCTTGCATGTTAATGGATCCTTTTGCATGAACATTATAATCTCCGTCTGTTGCTACGCTGACACCACCTTGGCTATAAACATCAACACGACCATCTGCATCCATTTCTATCCATGCATTACCTTTGTTATTACTAATGAATATAAATCCACTAGTATCGTCTAGCAAAATCTGATTACCACCACTAGTTCTAATTCTAATATTATCATTTTCCTCGTGGTCGTCCATACTAATTGTATGTCCACTTTTTGTTGTGATTCCAAATACCTTACTAGGTGATTCTCTTCTTGCACTACTTTGACTGTGTCCTCTAACATAGTCTAATATAAGACCAGACTCAAGTAATTGAGCGAGTTGTTTTTGTTTGGCTGCTTTTGTTACTGAATCAGACTCATCTAGACTATTTTTTTCTGTAGTTTGAGATAATATAATATTACCGTCACCATCATACGCTTCATTACTTGCGTTGCCGCCCATGGTTGCATTTCTATCCTTGGGTGGAAGATAACCTAAGAAAAATCCTTGTGCCATTGATCCTGTGTATCCCACTAAAATATTTGATCCTATTTCAGGTGGTTGTGGCCACATGCCATATGTAATAGCTGAACCTTCTTCTATATCCGGCTCTTTAATTTCAGTCTTAATTTCTGTGTTGCCACCGAACGGAGTAGTCAGCAACACAATACGTTCTGAATCTGCTCCAAATTCTGGAATTTTAACAGTAACTCTGCCATTGTGTTGTGCATCACTATTGTTTATTACTTCACCAACATATAAACCGTTAAGAATATTACTGTTGTATGAAGTTGATGCGTGAGCACGTTTGGCTACTTTATTGCCATCTGTTTGAAACCCTGAACCTGCTGATACACCCATTTTAATCTACCTTTAATTCTACTATTTGATCAAGTAACAAATACGTATTACTATTTCCATCTCTGTATGTTTTTATTGTTTGTGTAAAACTTCCTTGTTGGAATTTACTGTTAACTTCGTTAATTCTATATATACCTGTACTTATCATGTCAACTGGGCCTTTTCTTTGCTTGCCTAATAAATCTTCTGGATTAGGTGTAAAGTTTAAAAATGCCATATATGCTGACTTTGGACTATCTCCTTCTTCTTCGGAAAAAAGATCATTCCCACTTTTGCCTAAGAATATAGGGTCGCCTCTTACTTCTAGTGTTAATTCTGCTGCATCACGTGTTCTTGCTGCGTGGTCAAGTAATGATAAATTTGCAATCGTATCTACACTTGTTGATTCATTCACTTGTTGTCCATGTGGACCAACTGGTTGCACTCTGAATATTGGGCTTTGTTCAACGTTGTATTTTACTAATGGCATGTCGCTTAAAAATCTGGCAGGAAGTGGAACACGTTGTCCATCGTGCGGGTTAGCGTCTAACGATTCTGGATCATTTATAGTATCTACATTTACTATGTTTGCTTCAAACATACTATGATTATCTGCGTAATAAACTCCTGCCTGCGGTGACAATGCGTTATAAAAATATTGATTAAGGTTTAAATCAATATCCATTACTTCTGTGTTTTCACCTGTATATTGATATGTATATTTTTTAACAAGATTGGGACGAATAAGGTCATTGAATCTTTCTGTCTGTGCGGCTTTTTGGTTTCTTAACTGTGTAATACTAACTTTGTCTTGTGGAATTTGTGTAGCGTGTGTTACAAGACCTATATGCAATGTAATTCTTTTACGCTGTAAATTAACAGTCGTATCAACTCCATCTAGTAGTTCCATTTTTGGCGTAACAACGACCTCATATGTAATTCCGTTTTTTGACGCTCGTGCGTTATGCTGAGCGTAAGCTGGAACTTCAGCAATAAGCTCACGTATTTTTGCACATAATTGTGTATTGTTATTGATTGTTATATCTCTTATACCTAACGCTTCAAGTGATTCACTTTGAGCACCAGACGTTGAAGTATCAACAGTTCCGCCCCAAGGTGCTTCACTTAAATTAAAACTTGGTAATCTAAAATAATCTTGTGCTTGTGTAGTCATTGATGAGCTGAGCACAACTTTATATTCAACTTCAGTTTGCACCATTCGTCCTGCAGGCCCGCCTACTGTCGAGTCTGGTCGTATAGCCTGTGCATTTTTATTTAATGCTGTTTCTAAATTTTCAGAGAATGTTTTTACCGTAGTTACATTTTTAACTGTCATGTCAGTTTTAGTAACTGTATCAAGTTTAGCCTCTGTGTCCATGTTATTAAATTCACAAAAGTATTTTGCTCCAGCTTCGCCTATTGTTGCACTAACATCTTTTAATACTAATGCATAAACAAATGTGCCTTCTCTTTTTCTACTTGCTCCGTTAACTGGATCTATTCCTATAAAATCTAATAATAATACCCAGTTAATTGATTTAAAATTTTGAGCTTGTCCGAGCATCCTTGATACTGTTAGTGATCTTTCTAAAAGTCCAAATCCAAGAGGTTCCATTATATCAAAATGAACTAATGTAGATTTAGAATAACCATTGGATACTGCGCCTTGGCTTGTCATTATGTTTACATTTTGAACAGCATACGCACTTTCAACTCCATCTTCAGCAACAATAATTCCTTTGCCTTGTGCAAGTGTTTGTTCTTTATTGAATGATCCTTTAGATGCGTCATTCCAGGTATCTTTGTCTACAATCATAAATGTAAACTTATAAGACCCAGATGAGACTGTATTAAGCCAATTATCTCTTAACATTATGTAAACCTTAATGGAACTTGAATAGTTAATCCTGCTTCAAAATCAGTAATAGGATCATTTAATATATCTTGATTTATTGTTGCAAATACCCACCAAAGTTTAGCGTTACCATATAGCTTGTCTGCTAATGTGTCTGGTCGTTGATGATATTTGTTTTCTATTGTATATGGCTGAGTAGTAAGTGATGAAATTTCAGTAACCGTTGGTTCCCATATGCTAAGATACTGCTTATTCTCTACCTCAGTGTGTCTATATAAACTATCTCTTCGATATTCTACCATTAGATAAATCCTCCGCCAAGTGAATTACCTTGTGCAAACTTACCTATGTCAAATCCTTTTCTAACTGTTTTCGGCGAAAGTTGAACTGATAGTTCACATGCTATCAATAACATTGTAGGAACTGTCCCATATTCTGTTTCAACATAGTTAACATCTTCTGGCATTGTATAGTTCATACTTCTGACTACTACTGGTGTATTTTGAGCATTAAGCGTTGATCCTCCATAGATTTTAAGGCTTAGTATCGGAGGTGGTGTGCCTGCTGTTGTAAGTCTGCTTTCACCAAAGTCTGACTTAGTGCATGTTTTTAAAAATTGTATTGCTGCCGCTGTGTGTTTTGCTTCTGCAATACTATTTGCTGTAAAGTTTGCTGTAATACTTATGCTAGGATTTGGTGTTGAAATATAATACTGCGGCTGATATATTGTATGTGTAATATCATATGTTCCATAAGTAGCACTATGACCTACCATAACAGTTGGTGTGTAAGGGAATACCAATCCGTGGTCTGCAGCCAAAGGCGATAGTGTTTCTGTTAAGGTAAATGGATTATTGGGCCTTACTAATAATGAAACTACACCAGTTACATCCGAGCTTTTATTTTCATTGCTACTATTTTGTATTCCTGATCTGAAACTACTCATTATGTCAACCTCTCTTCGATGAATCTAAATATTTTCTCATCAAACTTTCCAAAGAACTTTGTAAATTCTTTTTGTTTTGCTTCCGGTGTGGCATTACTTGCCATTGCTGCACGGAATTCAGCACTCATTCCACCTTGCATTAGTGGTGCTTCATAATAATATATCATTTCGCTTTGAGGCTTTATGTCTTTTAGGTTGTCTGGCAGCTTTTGAACATTTGCTGATCCACCTAAGCGTCCTGCATCTTTGGCACCAAACACTAATACAATACCTGTTGTATTATTATCTCTGCCTACTGTAGACGGTTCGCTTCTGTATGGATTGCTGTTTACAATTTTATCTGCTGGTATGCCAAACATTGTAGACATGATACTTTTCTTTTCATCAAACGTAAATGGATCATCACTGTAGTTGCCTGCAGCATGGGCCTTTGTAGCTTTTTGACTAAAAGTTGTGGCGATAAATACATTGTCTGCACCAAACTTACCTACAAGATGTTGATATACATCTCGGTGTCCTTGGTGCATAGGTTGAAAACGACCACCATAAAATACTGCAATGCTACCTACGTCTTCTCTAATTTGTATAATTTCATTTATAATCATGTCTATTCTCCATTAGTATTTATGACTTGCAAAAACCGGTTGACTTTTACACGCATTCAGTTATAATAGTTAAGAACAGAGGAATAAAATTATGGCAAGAGCACCAAAACAATTTTACTTAACAAACAAAGAGTTGTTAAAAGAAATACATAAATCTAAGATGTCCTATTGTTATGTGAATGATGATCAGTATGCAGATTATGATTTGATCGTTGAAACATTTGAAGATATTACACCGGATGCTGTAGCAGAAGCAAAACAATCACGTGCAACACGTTTACAAAAGAAAGCACATGAAGCCGAAGTTAAACGTTGGGAGCAAGGACTAACAGGCAAGAAAACTAAACCAAGAGTAGCAGATTTCTTAGTTGAAGTAGACACAATACTAGACACAGATATTGTTATTCGTGTAATGACATTTGATCACATTCCATTAGAGAATAGAAAAAACAAACCCAAAACAGAGGCAGACTTACATAGTAAATGTAACTTCCCTCCGTTTAAGCATTATGCTTATCAAGAAGGAAACCTCAAAGAAGTCGCTAGAAGTCATTGGGAAGGTGGATTAGATAATGGTTACTTTAACACTACACACGGTGGCACAACAAATCAACTAGGCGGAATGTATATTAAACTATGTGAACGTTATAGTATGCGAGGCAACTGGCGTGGTTACACATATGTAGATGAGATGCGTGGGCAGGCATTAGTTCAACTTAGTCAAATTGGATTACAGTTTAATGAGTTTAAATCGCAAAACCCTTTTGCGTATTACACTGCGGCTATTAACAATAGCTTTACTAGAGTATTGAATTTAGAAAAGCGTAGTCAAAATATTAGAGACGACTTACTAGAAGAAGCAGGTCTTAATCCAAGTCACACTAGAACATTTAATGCTGAATGGGAAGGCAAAGAGAAAAAAGAGATTGAGAAGATTAGGCAAATGAACGCCGAAAACGCCGCAGCTAAAAAATAAAAAGAGGTAACACCAAGTATGCTATTTGATAAAGCAGTAATATTCACTGACATTCATTTAGGTAATAAAAACAATTCACGGTTACATAATCAAGACTGTGAAGATTTTATTATATGGATGATTGATGAAGCACACAAAAGAGGAATTAAAAAATGTTTCTTCTTAGGAGATTGGCATCATCATAGAGCAACAATTAATGTAAGCACATTAAATTATACAGTAAGTAATCTACGTAGACTCAATGATAACTTTGATGAAGTTATTATGATTATGGGCAACCACGATTTATACTATCGAGAAAAGCGTGAGATACATAGTATCCCAATGGGAAAAGAATATCCTAACATACGTATTGTAAATGATACTATGTTAATTGAAGATGATG